GACAGTTAACCACACGAATAATCATCCTGGTCTCCTAAGGGCATAATTACCCTAAGTTATTTAGGAGAATTAGATTTTTTCTACCCAGACTGATGCTTTTTGTAGGAATTCGATACCATCATCACTCCGATAAGAGTTCCGATATAGAACACTGCTAATACCACTTTGGTAGATAAGTTTGGCACAGTCCAAACATGGAGCGTGGGTGATAAACATAGTAGCACCCATACCAGATTCGGTAGACTTTGCCAACTTAGCGATTGCATTTGTTTCCGCATGAAGCACCTCTGGTTTGGTTTTAAGTTTATATTTTTTCCATGTATCTGATTCTTTTGGTAACTGTTGTTCTAAACAATCACCATCATCACAATAGATTTTATCTTCACAGTTGTTATCCCAACCAGAAGGCATACCATTATAACCAATACTTATGATGCGGTCGTCCTTTACTACAATAGCACCAACATGAAGTCTACGAGCCGAGGACAATTCTGCAAATGTCTCGGCAACTTTCATATATGCATTACGAAATTTTGTTTTCATGTTTTTTTAAAATTGGTGGGCTGACTAGGAATTGAACCTAGACTCAATGAATTATGAGTTCACTGCTTTACCATTAAGCTATCAGCCCTTATCTGATATATTCTAATGATTCTTTCCGCATTAATTTAGGTGTTTCCCTAATACCAATGTTCTTAATTACGTAAACAAATTGAACACCATCAATCTCTTTAGTCTCTGGTGAACAAACGTAGTAATTCTCCAACGTGGTTTTAACACGAACTTTTTTGATGTATTGTTTTTCAGTTTTCATAATGTATATATTATAACATAAAAAAAGGGGTCTGTCAAGACCCCTTATGGTTATCTACCTTTTAAGGTATCGTCTGACCTGTGTTTCTTGATGGCCTGTATGGCTTCAAGTATGCTTTGTAGAAATCTTTTCATTCTTTGGCCTTGATTGAAATTTTCTTAATAGCATCTTGTGCTTTGACCATGTTTTCTAGCCAAATTTTCAACATACCATTCATCAACTCTGCATCTTTGATTTCAACTTTGTCTGCGAGAGTGAAGGTACGTTCAAATGCACGGTTGGCAATGCCTTTGTACAAATATTCTTCTTCCTCTGCGTCTTTAGATGCAGCTTTAATTACAAGTTTGTTTCCTTCCAAAGTCATCTCAATATCAGACTTAGCAAAACCAGCAACAGCCATTTCAATGACGTACTTGTTTGCAGATACTTGTTTGATGTTGTATGGAGGATAAGATACGGCTTTAGATGCAGCCGCTGCAGCTTCACGCATGATTGACATTGTGTCATCAAATCCCACGGTGAATGGTTGAATTTTGCCGAAATCGACACCGAAATAATCTTTAAGATTAGTCATAAGTTTCTCCTAAAAGCGAGATTAAAAATTGATACCCCGAAGGCGTATCGGTTAAAGTACTGGTTACGTTATCCAGCGGCAGTTACGTCTGCCCGTTTTACTAACGCTCCTAAGGTAGGTGGAGCACCTTTTTCCTGGAGTATTAAGTCTCGGTAGGACCAGGTTCCACCTTTGACTTTTCCCATCCCGATGGGACTATTATATCAGTATTTATACTAGTTGTCAACCACCATTTGGTTTCTTACCAATATTATACTTTGGTGTAAGTTGCCAATCGTTCTTTTCCTTGTGTGACAATATTTTAATCTGTGACAGGAAAATAGGTGGTGGCACCTCGGTTTGTTTTTTATTCACTAACTTTACCAAGCCCCAATCTTCCAATAGGTTTGCAATAGCATTCCTGCGTGATAGGTCGTTTTCGGTAATGTCTGTTGTTTTGCCATCTAAGGCGAATAGTTCTTTAAAATGTACCACGTAGTATTGACCACGTTTGTGGAGTATGTGGCAAGATTGGTATAATGTTTGGTCTTTCTTGGAGGCGACACCAATACGGGTCAGTGTCTCACGTACCTTTAAAAAATCATCTTTGTCATCCAATGTCACTTCAACTAAATCTTTAATGTCTATCATTATTCTTCACTCCGCCTGTATCTATTTTTGTTTTTATATCAGCGATTTGTTCATCAGTAAGAATACGTAGGGCCTCTTTGGCCTTGGCATTAGAGTAACCAAAATAGGTCTTCACACACTCAATATCCTTATCAGAATCGGCCTTCTGCCACGGAACGAATTTACGTTTCATAGGCCTGATACTATTTAGAAGATACTGGTATTGCATGTCTTTGTCAATACCTGGCCACAAGTTCATGTCATTGACATACAAGACACAATCTAAGTGGTTGGAGAGAGACCTATTGATTAGGAAAGGTGCATAATCTTTGTAGTCCAATTCACCATCCGGCACCTTCTTTCTCAGGATGTAATCGGCATAGTCGAACGGACTCATTTGAATTCACATTCAACCATTAGTTCTGTAAGGCAGGCAATCAAATTGATTTCATGGTCTGCAACAAAGGCTGACTGATATTGATACTTAGCCAAAATTAGTACCATTTGTGGTACAGAGTTGGGTTTCAACTTCTCATACAATGAATCATAGATGTTTCTAAAGATTCTGGTGATATCGTTGTCGAGGTTGTTTGTAGTCCATTTTCGACAAGAAGTGAAGTCCTTGTTCATAATAGAAGACACCAGTTCACTCATCTGTACATCAGAAACCGAGGCCAAGATGCCTTTGTCGATTGTGCCACTAACACTATAACGTTGTAGTTCGTTCAGAACACGGCGATTATCGGGAAAATGTTTGGTGATAACGGCAGCAACCACTTGCTTATCGTATGTAACACCTTCTTGTTCTAAAATCCATTCAACACGTTTAAAGAATCCTGCAGCCATCTTCTGTTTACTGCCATTGATTTTAAAGTCAATAACGGTACAACGTGAATGAATCGGGTCAATGATTCTGTTCTTAAAGTTACATGTGAAGATGAACGAACAGTTGGATGAGAACTCCTCGATAGCACCACGCAACGCAGGTTGAGTTGAATTTGGATTTAGATAGTCTGCTTCGTCAATGATAACAACCTTGCGGCCGCCTGACAAGGACATAGATGATGCGTAGTTCTTGATTTTGTTCCGTAGAACATCAATACCTGATTCATCTGAACCGTTAATCATAATGTAATCACAACCGACTTCTTCACAGAGAGCCTTTGCAATTGTGGTTTTACCAACACCAGCAGAACCAGCCAACAAGAGATTGGGAATCTCTTTGCGGTTTACATACTCCTGAAATGTGGCCTTGATGCCATCAGGAAGAATACAATCTTCGATGGTCTTAGGACGATACTTCTCGACCCATAAAATGTGTGACATTCAAATACTCCATAATATAAAATAAAATTATAACATGGCCCGAAGGCCATGTCAAGTCAATTAGAAACGTTCAGCTGATAATAGTCTCATTTTAACTGCTGATAAATTTTCAACTAATGTTTTCCACTCATCACAAGTTTCTGGAATAGCACAATTTCCTTTTAAACCACCACGTTTAAAATCAATGTTTCTACTGAAACAATACTCATTGAAAAGAACTACGAATCTGGAAGCAAAAAATTCACGAACCTTAATTCCACCAGAATCTTCGACAATATCGGATTGTGTAGTCGATGGTCCAGATCCATTAAACATTTTACGTTCTTCAAATATATATTTAATAAAATCATTGAACGAACAAATTGAAGCGTTGTTTTTTTGAATTTTATCCAAACGAGTGTTGAAAACTTTTTGAAATAAGACTAAACCAACAAACAAAAATCCCTTAATATCTTTTTCCTTTTTCAAATGTGTTGTCAAGGAAATTAAAGCTTTAGTTACATATTCTTTAGTTTTTGTATCATCAAGTCCTATAGCTTCTTCTAAGTTGCCATAGGATTCAAAAGTGTGTGTGGCCACATAATCACCTTCATTTGTTCCTGCAATAGAAACACCAAAAGGTTTTACAAAATTATATAGTTCAACAGCTTTAGTTTGTTTTGCGTGAAAGTTGCCTTTAAACTTATGCTTTTGAACCATATTCCAACGCAAATTGTTGTCGGTTGTGAAGTTTATTGATTCAATTTCAATACATTCTTCAATTGTTATTGAAGCGTGTACAAAAACATTAACTACAACATAGGCATCAGGACCTTGAGTGAGGTAACATTTTGCTGCACGATGGTTACCTTGCGTTAAAACTAATTTACCATCAGGTCTCAAATAAGCAACTAGAGTATTTGCTGCGCTATATGAAAATCCTTTAAGTGATTCAAGATTTTCCATAACCTTAGTCAAATTCAATTCATCAATTCTATTGTATTTGTCATCAGCAAAAAGATGTTTTACTTTGATTAGTACGATATATGAATTTCCAGGCTTTAGTGATTTGTTAATCAACAAATCTTCATAAAAAGGAAGGTAATTTGGATAAGAATCCAATGGTTTTCCTAATTTAGATTTGAAATGATTTATTTTTTTTGGTGTTAATTTTGGATGTGAATCCACCACCTTTGTGATAGCGTGTAACATTTTATCTCCTTTTGTTACGATTAAAAAAAACAAGAACGGTCTAAAGTTCTCGTATTGGAGAATATCTCCAATTTATTCGTCATGCCATTTAAAGCCAAGAAGATACTTGGCCATAAATCTGATGACGGCATTTGGTTTAGTGGGTCTATACACAAACATAGAGTCTGTGATTTCCCACTTACCAACATTCTTTTCACTAGGTCTTATAACAAACTCGGTTTGCCACGAACTGGTAGCACCTATCCAACTGGTGACACCTGTACCACCACTAGTAATCAAGTAACTGCCATCAAGTGTGACAGGACTCCATTGTCTATTTCGCCATTCTGCAATCCATTGTTCACACGGAGTAAAATCCAAATCTAGTTTGGTTTGCTCCATCAACGGAAAGAAAAATTGAATTTCAGTCTGTTGCATGTGGGAAAGGCCAACTTAAATCTTTTTTAAGTTCTTCAACACGACTTTGTAAAACACTTATTGCTGTATTATAATGTCCGGTGCCTTCTTGGTTTGGATCGAATCTGGATTTCAATACACTAATTTCTTTATTCAATACAGCAATGTATTCAGTCTTATCAGTCCATGTTTTAATTTCACCCATTATTTCACCTCGTTCATGCTTTCAAATAAAGCTTCAAACTCTTTTGATTCTGCCACTTCAGTTTGGAATGAATTTTTGAATTGTGTTTTTGCCATACGTTTGACAATCTTCTTAGGGATTTTCAATTCATCATTGGTAATATCCACAATATCTTTAATTGCCTCATTATTGGATTGGTTTCTCTGCATATGCAGTACCACTTCATCAATATAACCTTTGAGTTTTTTAAGTTGGTCTTCGTCAAAAGAACCAAACAATGTATTTACTTTAGTCATTAATTGGATCCAATCAGTGCAATAACATCGTAATCACTTTCTTCAACAATGATATCACTGTTTGTGAGTTTGATTCCTGTTTTACCTTTTAGTTCACCATCAATCATAGTATATACCGCTACGATATAATTTTCATTAATTGAAACTTTGTTGCCGTTGGCTGCGTCTGTAACCCAAATCATATTATTCTCCAAACGATAGGTCAGACTCTTTTGCTTCAATAGCAATCCAGTATTCCATATCTTCTTTAGTATTTTTAAAGTATGACAAACCTTTAGATGAGATTTGTACCTCATAAGAACCAGAAATCATTTTAAAGTTCTCTGTCAAAAACAAAGCCTTAAACTTCTTACCATTACCATCAGCAATTTCTGTTGAGTCGGTATGTGCAGAGTTGTCTTTTGCATCACAGGTTGTGATAGAAATCTTTTCACCATCAGACATGATAGCAATGTTAGGTGATTGTAGGATGCTTGCGGTCTTTAGAATAGAAGCAAGTTCTTCTTCTTTCAATGTAAAGGACACATCAACAGAAGGCAACGTCAATTCTTTATCTGGCGGAGTTACAATCATACTCTTGGCAGTCTTGCGATAGTTTAGTTTCTTACGACCAACTTTGAAGATAACATGTTTGTCATCAAAGTCAATTTCACCATCTTTGTATAATGATTGTACAGATAAAAACTGGTTCAAATCATAGATACAGAAATCTTGTGGGAATTCATCTTTAACTCCGGCCTTGGCCAGTACAGTCTTTGTTGCGGAAATAGTTGTCAATTTCTTACCTGTCTTAAACTCAATGCCAGGATTAATGTTGGCAAAGTTTTTAAGAACCGTTAAGGTCTCATTAGATAATTTCATTACGATACTCCTTGTTTCAATTCACTCATTATACTTGGTCCATAAGAGGTTGTCAAGCATTTAATCATATTAACTTTCAAATCTTCTAAGGATTTGGTATTGTCAATTTTATGGTCGATGTAACCACCAATCCAACGCCACTCAGATTCATGTACACCAGATTGTTGTAACATAAAGTCTTGCGCTTTCCAATCGCCACGGTTTGCTTTGGAAGCAATCTCATACCAATGTGGTGTTACACCACGTTGTATCTCAATTAAGATACCTTTTTGTTTATGTACAAAATCAATTTCATTTTGAAAACGTACATCAGTTATTACATAGTTTTGGTCTGGATTTTTCTGCATATAGTTTTTGAGTTTAATTACCCAAAAGTCTTGGTGAAA